CATGCAAAATACCAAGCAAAAAGCAATTCAAACTTATTTACTTTCGTAAATATGTCTACCTTTTTTAATTCTGGATAATCTGATAAAAGACCATTCTTAGTTCTTGGATAGAACATTGACAATTTTTTATCTGTAGGTTCTTTACTCATTATGCGACTCTTTTTCTTACTTCTCGTCTACTCAAGTTTCCATTATGGTCCCTATATAATTCATGTCTAACAATATACTTGTCAGCTTCACTCTTTATCTCTTTAGGGATAAGATGAGAATACGATAAGCTACAAATATAAGAAAAAACTACAGCAAACAAAACGTCATCATGATATTTCCTTTTATCGGCCGTTCCCCATGTCTCATTACCACTATCTGTAATGGTGCAAACAAAGGTTCTTAGCTGTATAAAAAATACATCTATACATATTCTATCTCCGTATGCTTGTATAAATTCAAATAGCTTATTTATTATAAACTTAGTTCTTGCTGAACGGTTATCTATACCTATTATTGCTGAACCTCCCTGCATATACTCTGGAAGCTCTGTTCTATAGACCAAACTACTATAAAACCCCTTTGTGTCTACATAATCGATGTATGCTGTTCCAATGTTTGACTCTACAAGCTCTTTAGCTCTTTTATCACTGCTATTTTCTGTTCCGTAGTAAAGATGGAGTAGCATTGTCTGTAAGAAAGTGTATTTATGGTTACTATCCCTATAGTTTACTATAGCTGAAGTTGTTTTATAGTGGGCGTCAAATATTGCTGATGCCATATTTGAATATCCGTTATCTGTAGCAATAGGATCCGTTCCTCCATAATATCTATTTATCCAGTTTTTGTATGGGTGCATGAATATTATAGTTGAAGCTCTTGGGTCATCATCTTCTGTAGGTACAAATGTGGCTCCTGTTATCATGAATGGAACATCTTCATTTTCTCCTGCAGGTCTTGATGTGTCAAATACCGGCTCGAAAAATCCTTTCTGAGCTCTTACGTTGTGAGGAATATCCCTGATCCTTTCAATGTTTCTATTGATATAATCGATTCCAACAAGTGTTTTTGCTGAGGTAAGGAACATATCTTCGACAATAGAGGGGTATGTTTGTCTAAATTGAACAAGTTTTTCCTCTCTATCAGGGCCATCAACAGTATATACTTTTTTCTCTGATTCGTAAAATTCTTTTGTAATACCTGGTCTACATGTCCAGTCAAAAAATAAAGGAACAATACCACTACTAAACTCTCTATTGGTCCAGTTTCTCATACATTGAGTATATTCCTCTTCGTATGCTTTACCACCCTTATCCATTTCTCCACCAGTACCCCAAGCAATAATCTGACGCTTCATTTCAAGCATCTTTGTAATAGGGTTCTGCATAAACATTGTAGGACGAGCCTCTTTCATCATCTTACCAAGTATTCCGATGTAACCAGCCTCATCTATCATTACAAGCTGTGGAGAACCACCATTTATCGCTGAAACAGATGGTGCTACTACTTGTAGTTTTGAGTTTATACCTTTTTTTGTTCCTTTTTTAGCCTTAGAACTAAGTCTAAATAAATTATCCCTATCATTACTTACTGCAGGCTTCATCCATTCAGGCAGCTCGCTAAATGGATATTTTATCTTATCTTCAAAAATCTCTATACCGGTTTCTTTATCTTGTGTAATAAATTTCAGGAAGAAATTTTTGTTGAACACAATTTTCTTTAAGGCACAACCACCAAGAGTCGATGTTGCTGCTATTTGTCGACCTTTACCAATCATCATAGAGTAGCCACAGTCAAACATGTAAGCAATAACCTCGTGAACAGGCTTAGCATCGTATGTTCTTGCTCCAGAGGTTAAATCACCCTCTTTAAGCACAAGGTATTTATTTAGAAAGTATAGCGAGTTTTCTTTACATCTACGCATCTCTTCGATAGCGTAAAACTTTTGCTCATCAAGTGAATGGTGATTTGTTATTGAGCCATTTTCTGAATACCATTGATTTGCTTGCTGTACATAAAGCCTAAACTTTTTGTATGGGACCATTTTTTGAAATCCAGAATTGATGCTGTCAATCCATTCTATAAAATCCCTCTCGTGTAAAGTTTTTGATGTTGGCAACCAATCTTCAGCTTGGATATCAAGAGAGCCTTCAAATCTGTAGTCCGTTCCTTCTGTGATGTTTTTATAACCCTCGGCAGTTTTTATAACTATAGTCTTCTCTTCTTCAGCAACAGAACCAGATATTATATCGATATGCTTATCAGCATCGATGGCTTTTTCACTTTTTACGCTTACATCAGAAACCAATAGTGTTTTTGTAGCTCTTTTTGTTTTTAGAGCTGGCTCGGAGATATAGTTGTGCTGCTTGAGAAGTTTTATATCCTCATCGCTTATCGATATTCCTTTGGTATGCAGGTCGAAAAGGAAGTCAAGCCTATTTGACCTTACTATTTCGTTTTTTGTCTTTATACTCATTTCTTCTGTTCTTGAGACAAATATAAATAAAAAACCCCATACTTTTGATATAGGGTTTTTTATGGTTAGTGGGTAGTGTTATTATTTTTGTTCGAAAGAAAGCTCGTTCAATGCTTCAATAGCATCAGAAATAGCACTTACTGATGATTTTAAAGAACTGAAATACTTTTTATCAAGCTCGATAAATTTCATCGTGCTATGATCGATAATTCTTTGGTGCGATGTAGCAAGTTTCTTATCGCTAAATTTCTTCAAGCCTTGCTCAATGTTTATCAACAAAGAAACAGCTTTCGCTCTTACTGTGTCAGCATTGTAACCTTCCTTGATACCTTCGTCGCCATTGTATAGTGAATTGCTATCACTGTGGTCAACGTATTCCTGCTTAAAGTCTATCTTGTCATAAACATTAGTAAGAACTTTTCCCAAATTATTTATCGCACTATCTAATTTTTTAGATACTGCAGCATCAAGTTCTGAGCCTTGAAGCGTCATAAGCTTCTTCATAGTAGCTTTTGCTTGTGAAACAGTCATTCTTGCTGTTTCGAAAGTTGTTGTCATTTCATTTAAACGCATTTTTTTTTGTTTTAAAGGTTTAAAAAAAGAAGGTGTTACTGTGCTTCGCACCTTCTTTTTCGAAACTATGCTACCGCTTTTAGTGGAGAATAGTTTCCGAATAAATTTACTAATTTTCCTGTTAAGGATGTCAACCACTTCGCGCTTACCACATACTTGCAGTCAAAACCAAAAAACGACCCCATATATTCTTACTATCAGTGGAGTCGGAGGGATTCGAACCCTCGTCCAAACAATCTGTCAATAAACAGGTTAACAGTGCAAATATATATAACTTTTTTTAAATAAAAAAACCTCCGGTTAGAGGAGGTTTTTTTAGTTAGGTGTAGTTTTTCTTACGGCGTTACTGTAGATACTAAGCCTACTATAGCTGTGAAGTCGTTATCCATCAATATTGATGTTGCGTACTCCCAAGTAACTTGTTTTACATTCATACCAGCATCCATGCTAAACACAATTCTGTAAACAGTCTTTACTGAGTTTGGTGTTGGTGGGATGGTTAGCTTTACGAAATTAATAATTTTTTCAGCATTTACTGGCTGAACATCTCCTGTAGCTCTTGAGCTATGGATCATTGGTTTTACTAATGCACTCATGGTTTTTTATTTTTTTTAATGATTAAATAGGTTTACTTATTAAATCAAGTACCCTTGTGTACTCAGCGTTTCTGTCGCATTGGTTTTTATATTTCCATACTATCTCTTTTGGGCTTGAACTGTTTTCGTCGCGGCTAAAAACTAAATGAAACCGAGCTGATGCTGTTTTTCCTTGTTGTGGCAAGTCAAACTTCTTAAAAGTAAAACAGTCATTAAAATTAACTGGGTCAGGCGTTCCTTCTGCAGTTAATGAGTGGATAAATGGTTTCTCTAATGCCATAATATAAAAATTTTTAGTAAAGATATATAAAAAAAATGTTTTATATCAAAAAAAGTTTTATATTTGCTATGTTATTCGACTTCTTGGAAAGGGGTTATAGATAGCGAAGTCATGTAGAACACATTTAAAAAAGGTTAAAATCTTTTTGAAAGCCCCAAAAACAACCCCTTTCCACAAGTTAGGGGCTTTTTTTTTTGTTAAAAATTTTATAACATTAAACCATTACGGGGCAGTTCAAATTTTCCCACTGCGTAAACAAAAGGAATGTAAAAATGTAATGAAGAGTACAATTAAATGCTGATTAAAAAATATGTGCAATGCTTAGCCGGCAACACATGACCTTCAAGATATAA